CGGTATAACATCAGAAAGAGAATATGAGTAACAGAGTGAAGGATGTAAAACACTTTTATAAGTGTTTATCCATTCAGGCGTCAAGCTTGCATATGTAACATAAAACTTCTCTACTAGGGACATTAATTCGTAATAGCATCCAGAATAAAATAAATTAGTAGTTATAGAACATAACTTAGAAAAATATTCAAATGCTGAAGCTCCACGCATACAATAGTGAAGAGAACTAGTTTGTCTCACTACATCATAGGTATACCTAATTTTTCCATCAATATCCACAGGATGAATTCCACAGAAAACACACTCATAAAACGGTGTTGCTTCTTCTGATACACTCTCCAAATAGATACCATTCTTATTGGAAGAATTTTGTAACCCTTCGGTAGTGAAATTGGGATCTACTGAGGTAATGACTAAATCATCACCACATACATAAAATAATACATCTTGTAGACTAATATTATTTCTGTAACAGTATAACCACACATTCATTATAGCAAATAGAGAATTATCGACACCAGTATTATAATGACCTGATGAGTTGCCAATAAGATGGAGTAAAGTACCCCCACAATTAGTAACACCATCATACATCATAGCATAATATCTCTGAATTTCTTCTATTTTTTCTGGTGAAGCAAAATCACAGCGAAAATCACATATTAATTCTGCTCCCCATATCTGATAGTGTGCATCCCATTGTTCTCCATCAAAAGATCGAACTTCACCACAAAAGTCGTAAATTGTTTGCCATAATATAGACATATCTGCTCCTGGAGTTTTCATCCCAATGCATATATGAGTTAGCAACCAATCCTGACACAGGTAAAAATTTTGATAGCCAAATAAGTGTATAGCCGCAACTATTGCACAAATATCAGCATATCTAAAAAATCTACTGTCTTTCATGTAGTTTCTCAGTTCATCTTTTAATGTTCCATTAAGAACAGATGTAAAGGACAAATAACATAGATATAAATATCTACAAGTAAATAGAGCTAATATATCTTTCTTAAGGGGACCAATAGTTTGAAATATATATCCAGAAGCTGACTGAGAAATCACCCAATCTGGTATATATTCAAAGGGGACATGTTTGTTTTTAGACTTTAATAAAAAAGGACCCAATTCTTGTCGTAACATTAATTTAAGATATTGGGTTTCTTGTACTGTTAAGGTTTTTTGCGAATGTTCATATTTATAAATTCCATTTAAAAAAGAAATTTTATCCAAAGGTGCTGGAAAAGTCTTACATGGAAATGGTATATCTATAAATATTTGTTTAGTTATGTTTGAGTGAGGTAAAGGTGGAGATGGACCCCCATTTAACCGAATGAGATTGGGATCCACATTCGGGAGTGGGAGATTTCGTGGTTTTTCGAACAATATTAAGGGATTTAATTTCAGAGGGATTTCGGGCAACACTAGGCTGCCCAATAACCCGAAAGGGCAGATCATTAACATCTACCACAATCTCCTGAAACAAATTATGATTGTCGATAGTACCAGTATGGAAACCAACGACACCTTCC